TGTCTTCGATCTTCAGCGCAGCAATGGCCCGGTTGGGATCAATGCCTTGCTTGGCAAGCATCTCTCGAGCCATGCCGATGTTCTTGCGCGCGCCCTTCGCGCTTGCGAGAGCCTGATCAGCGGCGCGGCTTGCTTCGATGGCAGCGGTAAGTTCCTTCTGCTTCTTAGCGGCTGCTTCAATGCCGCCGCGGAACAGGTCGATTGACCCCTTCAGGTTGTCGACAAACTTTCCAGCCTTCTCAAACTTGCCTAGCCATTCGCCAACGCCAGGAAGGCTCCCGGCCAATCCTTGCAGCGATGACTTCGTGCTGTCGCCGAAAGCCTTGACGTCTTTCTGCGCCTTCTTGAGTCCTTGCTCAAGACCCTTAGTAGAGGCTCCGATGTTGACGAAGAGATTGCCAACGGTTGCCATAGGTTCTACGTCCCGCTGGCTGCACCTGCTGCTGCCAACTGTTGGAAGATCAGGAAGGCGTCGTCAGCCTTGTCGTCCTTATTGTCGGGCATGAACGGCATGAAGTCTATCGGTTTGAACGCCGGAGATCCTTTCTTCCGGTTGGCGTTGGCGTACAGCGCGCACAGCATGGCTGTGTTGTAGTCCGTGCGCCAATGACCAATCGGTTCGACAGAGTCGAATGCACGCCAGCCTGCCATCTCTCTTGCAGAGACGCGCTCTAGCAACTCTTCAACCGTGCAGCCGAGGGCGAGAGCGAGGCGGAAGTAAAACCGCTGACTCCCGCCCGACCTCAGTCCTCTTGCAGTTCCTCAACGTCAGACGCGCCGAGGCCTGACAACTTTTGCGCAACCGTGAACAGGCTGTCAAGCACCTGCGCCGGGAGCGTGCCGAGTTCGATCTCATCAGCGTCAGTGAAGATGCGTTCGCCCTTCTCGTCGCAGATCGACCGGACGAGCAGTTTGGCGCGAATGTTCTCCGTCGATAGAACGCGAGACTTGCCTTTCTGAGCGAAGCAGGCGTTCTCAAACGAATCACGTTCGCGACCCGTGAGGCCACGAACGTGAATCGGATGGTCAAGACCGTCGACCTTGACCGCTTCGATGATGACCCGTGCCTTCAGGCCGAGGATGGTGGCTTTGTCACTGTGCATGACATCAGCCTATCCATCCTCGGCCTAACGGTCAAGGTCAGGAGTAACTAACGGTCACGGCTCCCGAGATCTGCAGCGTGTAGGTTGCCATCACTGCTCCGTCCACAGCCGCCTCCAGCGCAGTTCCGGTCAGGAACGCACTGAAGACGAACTTAAGGCCAGTAGCCGACGCGCCGCCGAAGTAGATGGTGTACGAGTAGGCCGTACCGTTGCTGACTGGAACAGGCGGCTTGTTAGCCGCTGCTGCGTTGACCATCGTCGTCACCGTCACCGTGCCGGGATCGTTCGTACCCATGATGTACGACTTGGCAGAAGATGCGAGTGCAGTAACGTCGATCTCTGCGGCTGAGAAGCCTGAGAACGAAATCTGCGTGATGTCTCCGGGCAGGAAACCTGCTGCGCCTGTGGCCGGAGCAGTGATACGGGAGTTGTAACTTGAGAATGCCATGTTGATGTTCCTCTGTTGTTAGGCGGTGTTGCCCGTGGTGACGGCACCGGAGATGCGGAGGGTGTAGGTGACCATGACCGCGGCATCAACGGCAGCCTCGAACGACACGCCTTGAACGTACGCGCTGAACGACACCGTCGGATAGGTCGACGTAGCACCGCCGAGCGACACAACAAACGAGGTCGTTGTAGCGGTGTTCTTTGCGATTGCGGTAGGTGCGCCGTTGCAGTAGCAGGTCACCGTAACAGTGCCGCCATCAGCGAAGCCGCAGATGTAGGACTTGTCAGCGTCGACCAACTTGGTCACGTCGATGGAGGATGCGCTCACACCGCCGAATCTGATGTTGGTGATCTCGCCGACCACGCTACCAGTGCTGAAGAGAGTTCCGTAACTTGAGATTGCCATCGTTGTTCCTTATTGGTACATGACGGAGAAGACGGTAGTGTGGAGAAAGACGCCTGTCGTCTCGCCACCTTCGGGTGCTTGATATGCCGTCACAGATCGCGAGTGTAGGGAATGGTTAACGGTAGTGCCACCGCCCGTACCACTGTACCCGTCAAGACACGCAATGACCGCATCGGCAACAGCAATGGCAGATGCCTTGCTGACGGCTACGGCGACGACTTCAAGGTCTGCCTTCCGCGCCTTCTCGCCCGACAAGGACATCATCGCTTCTTCGTTGTTCGTGCTGAACACGATGCACGGCAGGGAGGAATCCTGCGCCCGAGTCTCAGGGAAGATCCGAGGTGCTGCTTGACCGCCAACAAGCGAGTAGACGCCGCTGTTGCCAGCCAGCCGAGCGCGAATGTTTTGCTCCATCGTCATTTGGATGCCTTCTTCGTCTCTTCTCGGACAATGGCAAGGAACCTTGCTTCGGCCCTTGACTTGTGCTTGTTGAACGCAGGTCGCATGAACGGACGTTCGGCAATGCGGCGCGGCTTCATCTTGCGTCCAAAGTAGTACGTCAACTTGTACCCGTACTCAATCAAGTGCGCAAGCGATGCGCGCACCCATAGCGGCGTCTTTGATCCTTTGGTAGCCCTAGGTGCTTCGGATCGAGGCTTGCCGTAGAAGACCGCGAGACGACCCTTGCTGTAGTACCTGCTGCCTTTGGCGCGCTGCAGTTTGATGCTGATTCGAGTTGAAATGGCGTCACGGGTCTTGGTCGATCCGCCGCTCTTGCTGCTCACCCCCATGATGTTCGCCTTCGCAGCAGCCATCATTTCTGCCAGCGACGGCTTAATGGCTCGGACGAATATGGCTTCGGAGACAGACTTCTTCAGGCCGTCCATGGCTTTGACAGTCTTCGGTCCGCCTGTGATCGCGACACTAATAACAGGCGTCGAAGACTTGTTCACAGCAACAACTCCGCAACCAACTCGGCGTATCGGTGCTTGTCGTCAATGAACCGGAAGGATTTGACGTTCCATGTTCGTCCGTCGTATAGAACGCGCCATCTTTCAATCGCGCTCTTACTGTCGATGGTACGAACCGTCAGCATGATCCTCCGCTTGGCTTCGGTGCCGTCATAGATGTCCGACTCGCCGGCCAGCATCTCGTCTACCTTGGCCCATCGATCAAAAGGATCGCCGTACGTCTCAATCTGCTGACCGACGCTGTCTGTGGTAACACTAGGAATCGTGAAGGTAACTCGATGAGCGAGTCTGCCAATAGGCGGCGTCACGTTGCTACCTCTGCCAGCCACAAGGAACGAAGCAGAGCCTCTACAGCGATTTTGACATCGCTAGATATGGTGCCATTGACAACGCCTTCGCGGTTCTCAAACCAGTGACCTGCCAGCAGTCGAATTGCGTGCTTCGCCTGCTCCGGTACTGCTGCTTGGTTCGCGTAGCCGACCGTTGCAGTTACTCGGACTGCATCGTCGATCACCGCTGCTTCAGGCCATTCGGTAGTCCCGAGCGCAAGGCGCAAGCGAGACGGCAGCAGATTGGATTGCAACCTGTAGCCGCTGCTGCTCATCGTGATTGCGGTGTTGGTTGCGCTGTCCACGTACTGAAGAGCAGAGACTGCCGTCACCGGGCCAATCGGGAAGACAATCGGCCCGCCCTGCGTCGGAAAGGCCGATGCTTCGAGATAGAAAGCCCGGGTGCATAGGATGTGATTGGTTCGCGCTTCAACGTAAGTACGCGCAGCAGTCTGCAGCGAGGCGATCAGAGTGTCCTCTGTCTCGTCATCAACGCGAAGGTGCAGTTTCAACTCGGCCAGCGTCAGAGGCTCGAATGAAGCCGCTGCCGTCTGCGCGTACCTCATGCTCGGTCGGGTTGCTGCCATGTGACCCTCTTGCTCTTGACTGGCTTGACGTCTGCGGTGCGCTGTTCTCTCTCAGGCTTGATGCTTTCGGCGATACCTGACGCTATCAGTCTTGCTGCCAGTTCTGACGAACAGGTCATTGTGTCGCCGGGGCGATACGTCCTGTCAATCGTTGCCAGTTCAAGCGTCAGTCTGATCGTCGTCATCGGTGTCGTCGGATTCATCGTTGCCAGCGTACTCCGGGTCGATGATTTCCGCGAAGCCTTGTTCAACCCAGAACTCAGCCGTCTTGAGGTCAACGTCCATGATGTCGTCGACCTTCGCGTTGCCTGACGTAGAGTTGAACTCTCGAAGTGCTTTGATCTTCATAGGACGCTCCTAGTGAAAGGAGGGTGCGGCTCCGAAGAACCGCA